ATAAGTACTTAGAACAGTGGTTTTTCGTATCATTAGATTCTAAGTACTTTAAAAGTTTTTGAGTACTAACACTAAGGAAAAATATGTTATACATTAAAAAAATAAATGAGTCGCACATTCAATTGCAAGGTGATGTTGATGAAATGATGAATATTAGCGATTATTTTTCATTCTTCACACCAAATTACAGATGGAGCCCGAAATATAAAGCTGGAGTTTGGGATGGTAAAATACGTTTGCTTAATAGGAAGAATGGATTATTACCTATTGGACTGTTTCCAAGATTAAAATATTACTGTAAACAAACAAATATTGTAACTGAAATTGATTTTAAAAAGACTTCTGTTAAATTAACTGAAAAATTTATTATTGATTATAGTTCTAAGAAACTTAAATTACAAATAACTCCACGAGATTATCAAATAGATGGAGTTATGAAATCATTCGCTCAACAAAAACTTATTATTAAATCACCTACAGCATCTGGTAAATCTCTAATCCTTTATATCATTACCAAGTTGTTTTTAGATATGTATAAAGAAGAAAATGATTTAAAACAAGTGTTAATCATTGTTCCAACTATATCTTTAGTTGAGCAAATGAAAGGTGACTTTGTTGAATATGGAGAAAAATTAAAACGAAATATAGCTAAAGATATAACTACAATTTATTCTGGACAGGAAAAAGACTGGAGTAAAAAAATTATTATAAGCACTTGGCAATCACTTCAAAACATAACTGATATGAGATTGTTTCAAAAGTTTGGATGTGTATTAGTTGATGAGGTATTTAGTGCTGAAACAGCAGTACAAATCCAAGCTATTATTGGACATTGTAGTAATGCAAAAATGAAAGTAGGAGTTGCTGGAACTTTAAATGATGAAAAGATAAACAGAATTCAATTAGAAGGATTGTTTGGTAAAGTTAATCAAGAAACAACAACTAAAAAATTGATTGATAACGGAACACTTTCTAAATTAAAAATAAAAGTCCTAATCCTACATTATAAAGATGAAATAAAAAAAGATTTATATAAAGCGTCATATCATGATGAAATGGGTATGTTACAAGTTATTGAAGAGCGTTCAAATTTTATTATTAATTCTGCTGTATCGATAAATAATAATGTACTAATTCTTTTTAAAAATATAAAATATGGTACTTTATTATATGAAAGTTTATTAAAAAAAGAGTTAGATAGAAAGGTTTTTTATGTTGCTGGTTCTACTAAATCAGAAATAAGAGAACAGGTTCGTAAATTAACTATAAAAGACAATAATGCAATTATTGTTGCAAGTTTAGGTACATTTGCAATTGGAATTAATATACCAAACTTAGACACTATTATTTTTGGACAGAACTTTAAAAGTAAAATCAAAGTCCTTCAGAGTATTGGAAGGATTCTTAGAAAAGCAGACACAAAAGAAGAAGCATTAGTTATTGACATTGTAGATAATTTACAGTGGAGACGAAGAAAAAATTATGCTTTAAAACATGCTTTGGAAAGAATTGATATATACAATAAAGAAAAGTTCAACTATAATATAAAGGAAATAAATATATGAAAAAATTGGACGATAGATTTATAGAATCAGCTATTGTGACAAATCATGTTGCAAATGTATCTGATCCTCATAATGTAACACAAGCACAAGTTGGTTTATCAAATGTTGATAATACATCTGATGCAACTAAAAACTCCGCTTCGGTAACATTAACAAATAAAACGATCACTTCTCCTTCAGGTATTACACTTGCTGATTTATCAAGTGATAGTACTCATAGAATTGTAACTGATGCAGAAAAAAGTACATGGAATGGTAAATCTGATTTAGTTTTAGGTACAAGTTCAACTCAGGCATATCGTGCAGATAGAGCATTAATAGCATATAATCACAGTAATAATGCGCATGCTCCTTCTGGAGCTGAAGTGAATGTTCAATCAGATTGGAATGCGGCATCTGGTGATGCGCATATTTTAAATAAACCATCTGGAGGAGATGCATTACCTGCTGGTTCAAAATTGTATTTTTATTCAAATACTGCACCTTCTGGATGGGTGATAGATGGATCTGTATTGGATAAAGTTCTTTCTGTTAGAGGTGGTAATTATGGAGCAACCGGAGGAAATATGGTTGGAACTTGGGCTTTACCAGAACATACGTTAATTCTTGCTGAAATACCTAATCATGAACATGGTTATAATCAGGTTCAAATAGGTGGCGATAGTGGTTTAAATTCTGGTGGAGAGTCCGGCCCGGTTGCAGCAACCACAGGAACTGCTGGTGGTGGTGGAAGTCATAGTCATGGTAGTTCACAATGGAGGCCATGGGCGGCTGTTGGTATTATAGCTACAAAATCATAAGTTATAAAGGAGGAGAATAAATGCAAGCAAATACATGTTTTGAAGAATGTAGGTTCAGAGATAAGAAAGGTAAGTATAAAAAAACTTGTCCAGATTATATGGAATTATCGTGGACAAGTGATTCTAGTGAAGTTTGTATAACAGAAGATTGTGCTAAACGTAGAACTCTTTTAATGTTATTAGGATTTGATGCAAGAATGATTGGTGTTCAACAAGCATCTGAGGAAGAAAGAAATTCTAATCATAAAGTTGTTGACAAACTTGTAGAAATTGTTGATATTGCAACAACATCTAAAAAGAATATTTTAATTGATAATAAAATTTAAGATTAAAAAGGATAATATATTTTTTAAATGTCAATGTATAGTAAAGCAAGGAAGGGAATTTTTAAACCAAAAAACCCTTCTAAATGGGTTTCACCAAATAAAATAATATATAGAAGTAGCATAGAACAAAGGTATTTCACTTTGTTCGATCTGTCTTCTTCTGTTATAAATATAGCTTCTGAAAAAGTTATTATACCATATTTTGATGACGCACGACAAAAACAAAGAAGATATTATATTGATTTGATTGTTAAGTATAAAGACAAACAAGGTGAAATCAAAGTTAAATTAATTGAAATCAAAAGTTTTACAGAAAGTATATTACCAAAAAAGCCAAAACGAATAACAGAAAATTATAAAAATGCAATAGCAACATATATAACAAATCAATCAAAATGGAAAGCGGCTACTGCATATGCTAATAAAAGAGGTTGGGAATTTGTTGTGATGACAGAGAAAAATTTAAAGTGATAAATAATATTAATGGCTAAACTACCTAAAAGTATATCTTCATTAATCGACGAAATTACAGTGTCAGATTATGAGATTCAAAAGAAAACGAAACCAATTGATTTGGGAACAATGGCTCTTTATTATTATCCAAATCCTAAAGGTGCGGCTACATTAGAAGTATATGATCAACTTCCATATGTTTTTATACTTGGTGGTAATAGTAAATATGTGTGGGGATTTAATATTCATTATTTAAGTTATACGCAAAGACTTAAATTTATGAAATATTTAAATGCTAAGAGAGGTAAATTAACATATGAAGATATTAAAAAAGCATTTAAAGCTGGACAGGTTCCATTAGGATTGGTAAATTATACTTACAGATTATATTTAATATCACATATTAAATCTCATGTTCGTTTATTTGATTTAAAAGATGATGAAGAATTTGATGATGCTTATGCTGTAGCTAAAAATGTTTTACCAAGATTTAAAGGTCAATCAGATTCACAAGTTTTCAAGGACATTAGAACTAAAATGAAAGCTTCACAACAGAATAAAAAGAAATAGAATAGGATATAATATATGTCAATAGTTGATACAATTAAAAAAATATGGGCTCCTAAAGACGAAGAAAAATTAAATCAAAAAGTACCTAATGCTGTTGTTATTCCTAATGTAGAGGCTGAACCCGAAGTTCAAATTATAAGCTCAGATACATTAGGATTAGGTTCTTTAAGAACGGTTGTTAATTTTGATCAAAGTTCAAGTAATATTAAACAATTAATATTAAATTATAGAGAAATTTCTTTATATCCAGAAGTTGATTCAGCAATAACTGAAATTACAAATGAAGCAATCGTTATTGATACTGATTCAGTTGTAAGTTTAGAAGTTGATTCAGAAGAAGTATCTAAAAATATAGCAGAAAAAATAAAAACTGAATTTGATGATATTATTAGAATGATGGATTTTAATAGAATCGGTGATGAATATTTTAGACAATGGTATGAAGACGGAAGAATTTATATTCACGGAATAATAGATTTAAATGATTTAAAAAAAGGTATACAGGATATTAAAATTTTATCCCCTTTTAACTTAAAACGAGTAAAAGAGGATGGTATATACTTTTATGTTTATGAAGATCCAAACTCAAACACTTCCTTAAAAATCCCTTCTGAACATATAACATATGCAAGTTCCGGTTTAACTTTTGCTAATAAAAGAATATTTATTAGTTATATACACAGAGCTATTAAACCTTTTAATCAATTAAAAATGCTTGAAGATGCAGCTGTAATTTATAGAATTACACGTGCACCTGAGAGAAGAGTATTTTATGTTGATGTTGGACAAATGAATAAATCAAAAGCAGAATCTTATATGCAAAATCTTATGAATAGATTTAAAAATAAGATAACATATGATTCTACAACAGGTGAAATTAATCAAGCAAAAAACACAATGACAATGACTGAAGATTTTTGGTTACCATCTTCAGAAACTGGATCAGGATCACGTGGAACTAAAATTGAGACATTACCTGCTGGACAATCATTAGGTGAATTAACTGATATAGAATACTTTAAAAGAAAACTTCTTAAGTCTTTAAGAGTACCTTATTCAAGATTTGATAATGAACAACCATCTATGTTAGCATTTGGTAATATGGGTGGAGAAATGTCAAGAGATGAAGTTAGATTTAGTAAATTTATTGGAAAATTAAGATCTAAATTTGGAACAATATTTTTTGATTTATTAAAAAAGCAACTTATATTTAAAAATATTATTTCAGCAGAAGACTGGGTTGAATGGAAAGATTATTTTGTACTGGAATGGAATACTGATTCATATTTTGCAGAAGTTAAAGAAGCAGAAATTCAACGTAATAGAATTGAACTTGCCGATTTAATGGAGCCTTATATAGGAAAATATTTCAGTAATGAGTATGTAATGAAAGATATTTTTAAAATGTCAGAAGATCAAATAGAAGAAGAAAAAAAGAGAATGGCTGACGAAGAAAAATCAGGTGAATTTCCTGAGGTAGACGAAGAT